TCTTAATTTTACCTTTGCATTAGTGTATGTATTAGTTGACATTAATCTCCACCCATAAAAAACATAAATCTTTCCATGACAACCTTGTTTTCTTCGGCTGTATAGCTAGTGTTAAGAGTTAGCACAATTGTCTCTATCGCCCTAACTAATTCGTTTTGTTGTTGAACATTATACTCCTGTGATGGCGAGGGTAATCTGACGTTTGTTATCTTACTCATCTTTTGCCATCTGGTTGTACTTCAAATCTTATTGTACCCAATCTCCAGTCCTCATCAATAGCATCATTTGTATCATTATTATACCCATTACTTTCCAATCTTATAGCTATTTGTCTACCTCTAGTTCTAGTATTTATCTTTGTGCTAGATGTATTGTAAAAGAAGGGACCTTTTACAGTCTGTGTATCTGTAGGAAAGTACCTAGATTTAAGGCTAACATTGACGTTTCCTACTTGGTCTTTGAAATCTGGTATTATTTTATTAACAAACATAATGTCATCGCCATCACCTATGTCAAAATCACCACTCTCTATAAAAGAAGTCATAGTTGAGCCGTCATCATTTTTCCCACTCTCGTGAATAAATAGTGTGGTGTTGGCAGAGCCATCGTATTTAGTTGCATAAGGCAGGGGATAAGTTCCAGAGTCTATCCATGTGCTTCTGTCTAAACTACCTGTATACCACAATCCCTCTTGATAATTGTAGATAACATATCTGTCAATCTGATTAGATGCTTTAGAGCAGTAAAACCACCAAATCTCACCATATGCAGAGTTAGAGCCAGTCCACACCTGCTCATACTGTGTGGTGTCTATATTATTAAAAACAAAATCCTCTACAGAACAAGGTAATTTTCTCACTGTTCCGTCAAATACAAAGAATGCATCAGAACTCATCCAGTACGCTACGCCACCCACGTCAATCATGCAGTGAGGACTAATAGCACCACAGTTTGAACCTAGCTGTTGAAAGCCAAATACAAAGGGTGCACCAATAAATGACATACCGTGTGCTGCGGTGTCTGTTAAAATTAATATCTGACCTCTTGTTCTAACCGCTGTTACTATTTCACTACCTCCCACTATTCTCTGAGAGCCAGCTGAGTTGGTAGCTGTTGGTGTCCACTCTGTTTCGTCATCTTGTGTTGACCATCTTATAAACATTGGGTCTTGTGTGGCTGTGCTACCGATAGTAGTTTCAGTTCCCATACATATAACGTGTCTGTCTGGGTTAGATACAATCATAAACTTTGACTTGGTGGGTGCATTAGATACTGCTGATGCTACATTGGATGCAGTTTGTATACCACCAGATGTATCCCATAAGAATAAACCACCGTCTACATCTAGGGCTAATAAGTCTTCACCCCAGTTGTCTAACGCCCAAGAGCGTAAAGCTATGGTCACAGAGTCTGATGTATTTGGGCTATCCCATGTTTGACCAGAGTTCCATGTTCCTGTACCCCATCCATATCCAGAGAGTGCTCTATCTCTACCAGCTGTAATTTCATACTGTGCTGTACAGTTTCCTGTAGTAGAAACAGAAGATGAAGCATTTGTCCCAACATCAATAGTGTAAGTATTTAGTGTTGGAACGGATATAATCTCGTATTCACCGTCTACTGTCGCTGCAGCTATACCACCTATGGTTGCACTAGTGCTAGATATGGTAACATAGTCACCCTCGCTAGCTCCATGAGACGCATGGGTTACAGTAATTATTGATGAGCCGCTAGATGTGGTAAAACAACTTGTAATATCTGCCTGTAATCTTGTTGGTGTTGCATCAAAGAAAATACCTTCACTGTATACATACAGTTTCTTGTTGGTACCAAACATATCGTAGGCTGTACCATCTAGTGAGTTCCAAGCTAATTGTGCTCTCGCAACTCCTATAAAGGTAGTCTCAGATACCTTTTCCCATCCACCTATCTTTTCAGGATATTGATATCTAAACCTGACTTTGTCTCCGTCTATCCATTTACCTTTAGATGAGATTTCAGTGTTTTGTTTATCAAATCCAGGTGCAAACTGTACTTTTGTGTACGGCATTATTTCCCTGTTGCTATGAAGAAGTTAACTACTGTAAAAGGTTGCATTAATGCATTACTAAAATTACTACCAGAGCCAATGTTACTACCACTCTGCATGGACTCAAAACCACCTGTTGCTCCTAAACTTCTAGAAGATAAACCAGAACCAGAGCCAGAACCGATTGGTGCTCTACCTTGTAAATCTGGTAGATTGAAAGTCGATGAACCATCGCCTGTACCATACGTTGTTCCTATAGCAGAAAATAGTGCTGAGTATGTAGAACGGCTCACAGCCTGTGCATTACATAATAAATATCTCTTTGTTGAACTATCTGATTTGGTAGGCTCCGTTGCAAAACCTGCCATAATAATACCGCCAGCAGGGACAGTATCTTTGATATCTTGACCAGAACCGCTAAATAAATTACCCGTGATAGTAGTAGATGCTGTGATTGCTCCAGTTACATCTAAAGCCACACTAGGACTAGAATTTAAAATACCAACTTTGTCATTGCCACCATCCACAAATAGTGCATGAGTATTGCCGTTAGACTCCACTCTAAAGTCTACATCGGCTGAACTTTCATTAATTGTTACATTGCCGCCATCTAAATTTACTGCTCCAGCAACATTTAGTGTACCCTTACAAACAAGATTGTTAATTCCTGTAGCAAAGACATCCTTTACAAAAGTGCCGTTACTATACATTAACGCATGAGAACCCTGCACCACGGCAGTTCCTGTACCAGTGTTTCCTGTGGTTGCTACTGTTAATGTTTGACTTCCAGCTGTATTGTTAAAAACAATGTAGTTTGCTTCTACTGTTGGTAATAATACGTTGATGTCACCAGTTAGTGTGCCTGTAAACTCTAATACTTTCTGTCTAGATTCATCAGCGGTGGCGTTACTATTTGTTAAAGTAACATTAGATGACCCAGCTACACTCTTTGATGCGTAACCGTTGATTGATTCATCTATTAAATCAAAGTTAGTATTAGTCTTATCACCCCAAGTGTTGGCGTTTTCACCAGTGGCTTGTTTTTCTAATCTTAACCTAGTTGTAAATGTTGAAGCCATATTTTCTCCTGTTTATTTTTTAGCCGACATACCATTTAGTGGGTTGTTTAGTGCTTTGTTAATTTTTAATTCTAAATTTTCTTCTATTAGTTTTAGTTCGTCAAAAACTTCTCTGGTGTCTTCTTTTTGCCTATCTTCTATGTCATTTACTATTTCAGTAATGTGTCTTATATCACCTTCCATTTGACGTAAATCTGCTTTTAAGTCATCTTTTAATTCTTTAGCAGTTGAGGCTACTAAACTTACTTCTTCTAAAATCATAGACATTTCAGTCTTTATCATTTCTAATTCTTGTTCAATTAGCTCTAATCTTTTGTCCATCTCAGCTTTAGCTAGTTCTATACTTTTATCAAATCCACTTAGGTCTGGTGCTACAAAATCTTGCACTTGTTGTTTCATGTCTAGGTAATCGTCATAAAACTTATAACCAGTCCAACCACCACCTACAATTGCACCTATAAGAGACAGGATAATAAAAAATTTCCCACCTGTAAATTTCATCCCTTGATACTCAATACTGGGCATTTATCATATCCTCCATTGTTTGTCCCTGTGCTATGTCAAATAACACACCGTAATTATCTTCTATTGTTTTATTTAAGTATTCGTTGACATTTGTGTCTTGTATTGTCGACTGAGTGTCAAAGAATGTTTTAGTATTTCCTAGTATTTGCATGACAATGAGTGTTTTCATCTGATTTGACTCATCATATCTTGCTTTATCGTCAATCTTTTTTACTACTTTGGTTGCAGCCTTCTCTTTAGCAGATGGCTCTTTTACAGGTTTTTCTGGCTCTTCAGTTTCTTCCTGTTGTACCTCTTCTTGCTTCCCACTATCTTCTGGCTCCACAGCGGGTTCCTCAGAAGTTTCGCTATCGGGTTCGGTTGTCTCTTCTTCTGTGGGTTGCTCATCTACTGTTTCTTCTAATTGTGCCACTTCCATTTCTAATTCTAATTCCATTTCAGCCTCTATTTCTACGCTGGCTACTTCTGGCTCTGGAATATCTATTTCAAACTCTTGTATTTCTAATTCTACAGTTTCGTATGACACTTCCTCTGGCTGTGATTCTATAGGAGCAAAATCAATCTCTCCCGCCTCATCAACAATGACATCATTAAATTCAAAAACTTCTTCTATAAAGTCTAATTCTGTTGGGTCAAATATCTCTAGATAGTATATTTCCTCTATTGTGGTAATTTGCTGTGTAATTATTGTATTGATAACATTGTAAAATACATTAACTGTTACATCATCAAATAATGGACCAACAGCTAGATTGATGTCTCTACCACCAATCTCTATAACTACTTTATTTAATACACCACCGAAATCGAAAGACCCGTTATAAGACTGGTAGCCTGTTGATACTCCAGATTCAGACAGGATGTCAGTGCCTGAAAAGACCTGACTAGTTCCGTTAAGTCCTGTAATGTGCATATATATTCTATCTTGAGCATCTTGCTTGTCGACTTCTATCGAATATCTAACTTCCCCGCCTTTTTGTATGTTTAAATCTGATATGTCTACCGTCTGTATAAATGTGGTGCCCATACCTGCAACACCCATCGTTGACGTGTTATCACCACTACCTGTAATCTCTGCACATTTATCAGTGCCTAATTGACCACAGTAAGTTCCTGATGGCATACTGGCAGGTCCTTGTCCGCCCCAGTCAATATCCATATCCCCTTCTTTACTAGAAGATACATAACCATTTGTTCCGTCTAATATATTACCTGAACTTTCATTAGTGACTGTGGTTGTTGTTGTAGTCTTAGTCGTTGTTGTAGTAGTTATTATTTCTGTGCCTTTGTCTTCTTCTGTTTTAACTACAGATTCTTGTTCTGTAATTGTTACTCCAGGAGTACAAAGACCTTCTACATCAGGTAAGCAAGTATTAGCTTTTAAAGAAAAGGGCAGTATTAATATTAAAATTAATACAAACCAAATAAGAATGTCTTCTTTTTTCATACATTAAAACAATAGAAGTCCTGTTGTAATAACAAACAAAGTTTTAAATAGAGCAGCATTTTGTGCATCACTAAACTCTTTTGGTTCTGGTTTATTGGCAGCAATATATTCTGGTTTGTATCTACTGCCATCTGGAATCTTATCTGGGTTTTCTTCCCAGTATGCAGCAGCTTCAGCACCGATGAGACCGTTTACAGGACACGGGGTCCCTGCATCCATCATACTTGTCCAGACACGACTGTCTTGACAAAGTAAAGCCACCGCACTCACTTTCATGCCGTAGGCATACTGACTACGAGATAATTTGAGAAGCTGACATAGCTCATCGTCTACTAAAATTCCTGTGGCTACACCTAATACATTATTTTGTACACTTCCGCCCACACCCACCTTACATATATCACTGTTTGAATTGGCGATAACGGGTGCATTTGCTGTAGGTGGTGTAGAGTTTGTCACTACAGTCGATGACACGGTATTCGTCTCAGCGTAGGATTTTTTTGAAAAACCCAAAGCCAAAACTAGTGTTATCAAAACAAGAGAACACAACCACATAAACCAATCTTGTTTCATTCTACCTTGCCGTTACTGGCACTCCTTTACTACTTACAAATGGATGTTCTGCAAATGCCATGTAGATGTAAGTATTTCCATTTGTGTTGTCATTATTTTCAGTATTTCTTATTTTAAATCCATTAGATAATAAATCTATTACAGTAGCACTATCATTTGTGCTTTCAGCATTACTACTATTAGGCAAGAAAACTGTACCATTTGGATTTGTTCCACCACTTGTTGTTCTTTTATTATCTCTAACAATCCAATTAGATGTACTACTTGTATTTTTATACATTACCCAAGCAGGTTTAAATCCTGTATAAACGAAGGGTCCATCCGCATTTCCATTCCCTGTGTACTTGCCAAACTTTGAGTAGCCTTTTATTTCTCTAAAACAATAAGCTACATGGTCGTCTGTACCATTATTTGTTCCCTCTGTGTAATCACCGTCTTGTCCATCTCCTACTGTAAATACAGAACTTCCAAAAGCAGTTCTGTGCCAACCACTACCTGCTTGGTCATCTGCTGATGCAACAGCACCAGTTGAATTCCACCTTAAATTTTCAGTATTACCACCATCAACATAAGTTTGATGTCCAAACATCCACTCTCTGCTTGATTCTCTGTTTTTTACAATTACTACGTCTGGAGCAGCACTTAATCCATGACCTATCGTTGCACCTGCTGTTTCATTACCTGTATAAGTTACAATACTAAATCCTGCTGTGTCGTTTACTTGCACAGTAGAAGTTATACTACCATTAGAATTAGATGCTGTAGTTCCGCCATTACATTTCCACTGCCATGCTACATAGGTCTGAGAATTTTCATTTGTTCCATTTTGTTGACCTACGCCAAATCCATTAGTGTCAAAGGATGTGTTATGAACATCATTTCCCTCTGATGAATTACTATCTGAATGTAAATATTTTCCTACACCTCTAGTGCTATCAAATAAAAAATTTTGTGAGGTTGATGTTCTTTCTTTTATCCATAACCAATCAGGTTTAAAATTACCTGCATTAGCATTATTGGTTATAGACTGTGTGCTTCCATTACCAGAATATAATCTTGTATGAAAATATGCTGATGGGTCATCTACTGTTGTATAAGCCATTATCCAAACTCCGCTAATCTTTTAGTACATAGTGCATAATATCCAGATGGTGGTGCATATTCAAAGTTACCATACTTGCCGTCTGTGTTGCCACTTGATATACTGAACGGTGGGTTTCCAAAATTTATTTGAAACTGACTTGCACCTGTTGTTGATAAATCATTTACCATTGGAAATACTGGTTCTCCAGAATTTAAAAATGTTTGTGATGAAAGTTTAGTTGTAATATCATTTGTTGCTGTTGAATTTTGTATTTCTGTTACGGTAGCAGAATTAAACCAACTACCATTTACTCCAAGCCAAATTAAATGATTATCCATATCTAAAGCGTACATAAATATATCATTAGCACTAGCAGCAGAACCATAACTTTGTGTACTGCCATTAGCAGATACAGATGCTGAAGAATAAAAGTGCATACCTAGTGATGGATTGTTATCATAAAAAGGGCTTGTAAAAGCACTTAATCCATCATAGCCCACACCTATACCTATTCTAGAAACATCAGAACCTATTACTTTAATTTCCCAATACCATTTTCCAGAAGTAACTCCTATAGTTGACATTCCATAACCTCTATTTGCGTTATCAGTAAAATCTCTTTGACAATTTCCTTCTAAAAATGTTCCATCATTGTCAAACCTACTTACAAATAATGGATTTAAAGTAGCAAAGTTATTAGTACAAGTATCTTCTGTTACATCTGTAGCTGCAAGATTAGATACTGCAAAATGATTATCTTCACCTGATGTATCTGCACCTATACCACTAGAGTTTTGACTTGTTCCTGTTTGTTTAAACTCTAAGTAATAACCAGTATCACCATAAGTTCCTGTATATTTTATTGGAATCCAAACTCCATTATCATCAAACTCACCAAAATCTGTGTGTGCTTTTGCTTGTCCATCAATGTGATGTATCTCAGTTAGATAACCATCTAAAGATGAAGAGGTGCTTTGTTTTCTACCTATATATCTTGTATTTACAGTGTTAAAAGCGAAATCATGATTTTGATTGGGACCACTATTATTATGAAATGAAGTTTCTCTAACTCCGTTTACATAAATTTTTACTCTATCTGTTTGTGTCGATAAAGTAGAATCAGCGATTATAATTATATTATACCATGCACTAGGGTCACGAAAAACTCTAGTCGGTCTCCAATAAAGGTCAGTACCACCATTTTCAAAAAAATAAAATGTATTGTCTGAAACTAATGATATGGCATGGTCGCCTCCGACATCTATAATTCCTCCATAACTAGTTTGAGGAACATTACCTGGTTTAAGCCAAAAAGATGTAGTAAATTTTTTTGTATTAGTAGCATTACTATAACCACTCATATCTTTACTTAATTGAGGACTATCTGATGCATTAAACCTAAGAGAGTTTTCTACTTCATAACCCTTAGATTCATTTCCCCCTGCTATAGGAAATACCATGTTACACTACCTCGTTTGGAAACTCGCCTAGTGGTCTTGATACAACTCCCTCACTGTCTTTAGTGTAAGTTAGTAAAGTTATTAATGCATCTACATCTGCACAGTTATCTATCGATGTTTCCATCGCATTGACTTTTGTTCTCACTGCTGCTCTGTATGTAGCAACATTACTAGGCACATTATAATCTGTTACATCTGCAGCTTTGATAACATACCAATCTGTTTTAGCTAATAGTCCTGCAGCTTCTGCATTAAATTTATTTTTATATTGTGTTTTAAGACCTTCTACTTTTACATCGCCCACAGATTTATCTTCAGGTATTAACCCATCAGTTTCATCTTGTGATGTATATAAAGAATCTGCAAGTTGCTTTGCGGTTGCAGTACCGTAAGTTCCTGTGACAGCAGAACCAGTAAAGGCGTAAGTAACATCAGTGTTGATATAAAATGCTTCATCTTTTCTGTTTGTATTATCTATTGCTACAGTATAAATACCTATCGCATTTCTTTCTGCTTCGGTCCATACTGTATATATACTTTGGGGATATTGATTATCTCCTATGGTTATACCTTTGTTACCTTTTGGAAACTGTGTAATTTTTCCTGACTCTACTAATGCAAACATATTTTCTCCTATGATAATGTTAGGTTAAGATTTCTACCTACCTCTAAAAACTTTGAACCATTGTATCTAAATACAAATAAATCACCTTTACTCGCAGTGGTTGTTAGTGTGGGTGCAGTGTCTTCGGTAAACTCATATGCAGCATTAAATGTTACTGTTCTTGAGCCTGTGCCGTCTTGAATAATTAATAAAGATACAAACTGTCCTGTCTGTGCATTGGTTGCTGCAGCTAGTGTTCTATTACCACCTAGGGTAACTTTAGCAACAGGTGATGTTGATACATCCCAGTTAACTGTAGCACCATCTGTTAAGGTTGCCTCTGCATTATATGCACCTACGTTAAACTTTGCATTTGCTGAAGATAATACAAATCTATCTGTACCTCCAGTCTTAAAATCTATTTGGTCATCTGTATCTGCTGTAATACTTGTGTCACCATCAACGTCTAATATAAACTCTGCACCATTGATATCTGTATTCATTGGTCCACCCACTGCACCCGATATTTCTACAATAAAGATTGATGCTCCACTTGCAGGTGCTGTGGTAAATGTAATCTGTGTTCCACCTGTAGCTAGTGTGTAGTCTGTTCCTGGTTTTTGTACAACACCATCATGAGATACTAATAGCTGTGCAGGAGAACCAACTTGTGTTCCTAGATTAAAGGTTGTGTTAGAACCATTGTAAGTATTACCACTCGTGTCTAAGACACTAAAGGTTCCGTTTTTAATTGATTGTCCTATGTATGCCATACTTACTCCTTACTGTTTGCATCCTTAACAGAATTGATGTGTGTATACCAAGTTCCTGTTTTAGCAGAGTCGCCAAATTTACCATCATTAATATCGTGGTACAGTTTATCTAATTGTTCTTGCCACGATAAGTATTCTGTTTTTCTTTTGTATAATATCGTATTTAATGCTTCTCTTTCATTACCTGCGGTTTCGTAAGATGCTATTTGTGAATCTGTTGGTTTAGTTACTCCTGTTACATTCCAAGTTTCAATAAAGTCGCCATTACCATCAGCTTTATTTCTTAACTCTAAATTTCTTTTTTCGCCATCCCATGTTTTAGAATTAGCTTCCAAATACAATTCTACTTTTGTTTTTAATGTTGCCATTATCCTATTCTATACCCCCAAAATCTAACATAACCAAAGGTGTAATATGCATTTTCATTACTTCCGTCTAATCTTACTGCAACTTGAAAATCATCACTAGAACCGTTTGCATCTATTATTAAAGATACAAAAGGATTTAAATCTTTACTTGTAGAACTGTGTATCATATTTCTAATTACTGCACCTTGATTTTTGTATATCATCAATTCAATAGATGTGTTATCCGCAACTGTCTGAAAATGAACAGAAGCACCTAAATGATAATATCCACTAACATTTGGTGCAAAAGAATTTGCATCCGTAGCTATACCATTTAAAGTAACACTATTTCCTGTATTATTAAAACAACCATCCGAATCTATAATTTCAGTTTGAAAAACTATGTTGGCTGTTGTTCCGCTAGTCAAATCTTGAGTGCCTGAATTTGTAGCACTAAAATAAGGTTTTAATAAAGTTGGAGTTAACACAGTAACATCCATTTTTTTTAATGTTCCACCATCAGACACTAAAATTTCATCGTCTAATGCTAAACCTGAGGTTAAAGCTGTGTTACCTGTTAAAACTGTAGCATCAATGTGTTCCTCAGAAATTGCATCATCAGCTATTCCGCCTGTTGGTATTTGTGTCTTACTCATCTATCCTCCTATGGTTTAGTAGGGAATACTGCGTTCTTGCACTTCTCTACTGTATCTTTTCCTGCAGGTAAGTCTCTTAAATCTTGACGATACTTTTTCATATCATCACTAAGAGTGCTATCTGATAAAGCTAAATAGTCTGTCTCTGCTAACAGAGCATTTCTTTTAGACCTAAGTTCAGCTAAAGCCCTAGCAGGAGCTGCGTCAGCCCATGCTTGTTCTTCTGCATCACGAGCAGTTTCTTCTTCTGCTGTGAACTGAACCTTAACTCCATTTATATTATGATATCTTGGCATTGTTTCTCCTTAATTAATTCCATACATTTCTATTGTACCTGAGTCTATGTTTCCGCTATCCATTTTAAACTGTATTGCATCTATAGCACTTGTAGTATTAAAATACCCTGATGTTTTTAGAACAATACTTTCTGAACTTGATTGCATATAATTAACATTACTTATAAAATGTTTAACAAAAGTAGTAGAACTAGGGTCAAATAAAAACAATTCACCACTAGCACTTCCATCAGAGTCAGATGCTCTAATTCCTTCTGCTAGATATTTATAGTTTGTACTTTGTGCTAAATCCCAAGAAGCAACATAATCTAAATTTGATGATGTATCTGCTTCATTGTGATATGCTCTAAAAGCAGTTGATGTAATAGTGACACCATAACTACCTCCACTATTCGTACTTCCTTGAAATTGAAAAATTTTATTAGTGGTTTCAGGATGTATGTTCACAAATCTAAACTTATATATATTGTAAGTATTATCTATACCACTAGTAAACTGCAATGTACCACTACTAGATGCTGTTTGTGTAGCTAATTTTTTTTCTGGATAATCTAATCCTGCTATAGAGTTGGTTCCTGTAAAAGCATAGTTAGCAGTCAGGTCCATGGATGCAGGTTGTATCTTACTTAATGCCATATAATGCTATCCTCCCTGCATCTATATTACCTGATGCACATTTAAACTGTATTGCAGTTATAGCACTAGTAGTGTTAAAATATCCCGCACCAAAAACATTTCTAGATGAGTTTGGATGGTCTCCATTAGCTTTAGAAATAAAATGTTTTATAAAAGTTGTATCGCTAGGGTCAAATAACCATAATTCTCCAGATGATGAACTATCGTTATTATTTGCTGTTCCCGATGTTAAATTTTGAAAACCTGTACCTTGTGCAATATCATTACCTGTATCATAATCAAGAGATGCAGAACTATCATCTTCTGTATGCTGTGCTTGAAAAAGTGTAGTTGTTTTAGTCACATTATAGTTAGTTCCATCAGTGCTACCATTAAATTGAAAAACTGTATCATTAGTGGCAGGATGTATGTTTATAAATTTAAATAAATATGTTTTATAGGTAGCATCTAAAACCACACTACTAGCACCATTAACAAAATTTACTGTGCCACTAGAACTTGCATCAATATTCTTAATTAAAAATAATTTTTGTGTAGATGTTACTCCAGTTGTCGTGCCTGTAAAAGCATAGTTGTCTGTCAGGTCAAAAGAGTTTGCTGCTAATTTACTAAGTGCCATTATACTACTCCAAATAAATCTATTGTTCCGCCTTGTATTTCACCACTATTGAATTTAAATTGAACACCATCTATAGCTGTGGTCGTATTAATATATCCTGCAATAAAATGATTATTGGTATAATCACCTCCTGTAACAGAATTTCCCACTGCAACAAAATGTTTTACAAAAGTTGTGCTTGAGGGGTTATACAACCTCATTATACCTGATGCACTTTGGTCATTATCATTGCCTATAAATCTTAAAATAGTTTGAAAACCTGTGCCTTGTGCTATATCTAAACCTGTTTGATATCCTAAACTAGCAGAACTGTCTGCTTCATCATGTATAGTTTCAAAATAAGTTGTAGTTTTAACAGCATCATAATCACTTCCACCATCTCTAAATCCTACTTGTAAATCTTTTTCATCTGTTTGTGGATGTATATTATTAAATACGAACAAATATTCTTTGTATGTAGAATCTATTCCACTAGCAAATGTTGCAGTAGCATCAGAACCATCAGAAGTAAATGTGCTGATTAATACTAAAGGTGTTTCATCAGCTAATCCAGATACTGTGCCACTAAATCCAAATGTACCTGCAAGATTTAAGCTATTGGCTTTTATCTTGGATAGTGATGTTCCAACTTCTCCAAATGCCATGA